CCCGTGTTGATGGTGAAGGTGTTGCCATCGATGACGGTGATGGGGTATCCTCCCAAAGGCGCGGATACAGGGTAGATGTTGCCACCTACGGTTGTGGCCACGGAGGTGAAGTAGAAGTAGTTGCCTGTGGCTTGACCGTGGGAGGAGACACTCACGGTGATGGTGGTGGATCCAGCGGAGGTGGAAATCGCATTGGCCACGGATACGGAAGTATCGACGGGGGTGATGTCGTGGTAGACACCACCAAACCAGATGAAGAGGTGGGAGTTGGTGGCTGCCGCGAGGTAGACGTAGCCAGCCTGAGTAGTCCAAGTGAAGATGCTGCGACCCACACCGGGAAGAATTTTGGGGTCGTTGACACCGTTGATGTTTTGCCAGCCGCCAATCTTTTCGGGCTGGCCGAATCGGAATCGGACTTTGTCGGCGTCGTACCAGCCACCCTCACCAGCGTAGCGGGTCAACTCCTTGTTGATGCCCGGCTTCTGGCTGACGAGAGTTAGGCGCGGAGATTCAATCATCCGACTTCCTCAGCATATCCTGGATGGTTTTGGATTCGTAGATGCGGATGCCAGTCCAGATGATGGTGAAGAGGGCGGCAATTGCGGGCAGGATTCCAGCCAGAGTACCCACTACAGTAATGATGGATACGGCATCGACACCTTGCTTGATAGCTTCGTCTTTCATGGCACATCCCCGATGTAGACGAGCTTTTCCCCGGTAAGTTTTTCAAGAAGTCGGGCCAACTTCATCATATCGATGTTTATGGCCTTGCCGTCTTTTTCCGAGTAGTACGACCAAGCCATCTCTTCAGAAGGTCCGCCGCAAAGAGAGAAGTTGTGAGGGGATAGGGTGGTAATGTTACCGGCTTCGTCCCGCACTTTTAATTCGCTGCTAGCAGCAACATCTTGGGCATACAAAATGATGCCATTAGCCACCGAGGAAACGGGTGCCACTCCGTTGAATATAAGTAGTTGATCGCTGCCGCCAACAGGAGTCCCAGTCCCAACCTGAACTACGCTAGTTACAGCCAAACGAGAATTTATATTTATACTTGGAGCTTCAATATTTATGACTGCAATGTCTCGGATTTCAAAATACGCAGGAAACCGGGAAATGTTAGCATCGTAGGCAGTGCCGCTGGTGTAGAAAAGAATTTCAGATTGCCCAGACGTTTGGTTTATTCCAAGTTCAAGCGAGATATCCGAGAGAATGGTTCTCCCCAGGTTTCCATTTAATACGAGGGAACCTGAGACACTTACGGGACTACGGAAGGTTGACGATCCATTGACTACAAAAGTCCCAGAGACACTCACCCCGGCATTCATCGAGACGTTAGAATTAAAGGTGGTTGCGCCATTCACCACAAGAGTAGATGCAATGGAAGTCGCACTCTTCGCCGTAAAAGTGCCGGAAACGGAGACATTGCCGTTGAGGGTGACGTTGTTACTTACCGTCAAGGTGTTGATGGAGACGGCGGAAGAGAAGGTGGCTGCGCCGAAAACACCCAGCGATCCGGAGACGGAAACATTGCTGTCAAAGGTTGCGGTGGACTGGACGCGAAGCGTGTTGGCAATGGATGTTGGTCCACTGATGGTTACTGCTGAAGCGAGGAAGGCCGCACCAGAGACAGTAAAGTTGGAGTTGACTGCTAGGGCACCGGCAATCGACACATTGTTGTGGATATCCAACCTACCGCCAACATCCAAATTATCTGTGAAGGCTGCGGAACCACCAATGATAAATTTGGGGTAGAGGGTGCCAGTGATGGAAACTACGCCATTGAAGGTTGCGGTGCCATTGACAACGAGGGTGGAAGCCAGGGATGTTGGACCCTTGATGGTGACTGCCGACGCCAACGTGGTTTCCCCGGACACCAAAAAATTTCCGGTAATCGAAGCATTGCTTCGGATGTTCACAACGGAATTAAAGGTGCTGGCCCCGGAAACCGCAAAGCTGCCAGAAACACTGACGTTTCCGGAAATGAGGACGTTGCCCGCGAGGTTGGTGGATCCGGTAACACTGAGGTTAGCCCGGATATCGGTGGCACCCCCAACAACCAGAGTGGATGCCAACGAGGTGGCTCCCTTGATATCGACAACGGAGGCGAGGGTAGTGGCTCCGGAGACTACCACATTTCCCGCCAAATTTGTGGTGCCAGTAACGCTTAGATTAGCGCGGATGTCGGTTGCGGAAGTGATTACAGTAGCTCCCGTAATCGAGACGGGGCCTTGGAGGGTCACTGCCGAGGTGAAGGTGTTGGCGTTGGTGAAGGTGTTGGCGGCTGCCAGCCGGGCATAGTTGGTAAGGGAGGTGGGGAGTGTGGAGACGACGGAGGTGCCGTCTGCGATGAGGAAGACCCACTCGTTGGTGGGGAGGGTGAGGCCTGTACCCGAGGAGGTGCGGAATGTGAGGGGGGATCCCGTAGCGGAGTTGCGGACCCAGTATCCTTTTTCAGCGTCGGGTACCACGATGCTGATGGCAGATGCCACGGTGCCCGCAAATTCAATGAAGGCGTTGCGGCCTTCAGATGCGGAGGCATCGGCAATCGTCAAGTTGTATGTGGCAGAGGCCGAGGTGAGGGTAATTTTGGTGTACCCTGCGATGGCCTGTTCTATCAGGTTGAGGTTGTTGTTGGTCTTGGTGCCCCAAGTGTTGGCATTTTCCCCGGAGGCTTGCAATTCGAGGCGAAGGGAGGACGAATAGGAAGAGGGCATTAGATGCCTCCTTGAAGGGTGTTGTCACCACCAGCGGGGGAATTGTTGTTGAGGTTGTCATCCTGCCGGGTACGCCGCGCCTCATTCCGAAGTTTGGCAACGGCATCCTGGTATTTGGATTCCCACAACCCAGCGGCTTGGTAGTTTTTCATGAACATGCAGGCTTCGTGCATGCACCCGTAGAAGAGGGCTTCAGGGGCATACTCTGTCAGCCAGTTTGTGGAGGTGCCCACGCTACCAATGGAGACGGGGATCTGCACGTAGGAAATTTCAATTGTGGCTGAGGTGGGGGCCGGGGCAAGAAGCAGATTCCCAAAACCCCAGCGGGCGTAGTATTTTGGGGTACCCACGCTGGTGCGATCTGGCCAATACTCTCGGAGGAATTCGTCCGTTCGCATGATTAGTTGGCTGTACCTTCCCGCCGAAACGTAGGTGACAGCCTTCAGCACCAGGGCATCCGCTGGTACTGACACCAAATAAGAGGTGGCTGTGACGGTAGTATAGACAACTAGACCATAGGTGTCAATGTCGCGGGCAAGACGCATGCGGGTCTGATCGACAAACGTGGGGATCCGCGCGGCAAACTCCGCGTCGGCATTCTCCGTGGCGTCGATGATCGAGTTATAGAGATCCGTGTAGGTGGTAGCCATCGTTACCTCCAAGTTCCCACTTTAACATAAGATGTGGCAACTTTCCAGACCCCGTCAATGTTAAGCCACACGGTGGCCTCGTGCCAAATCCCATCTACCTTGATCCACGCTTGCGTGGGTACGGCAGGTGCGGCACTTACTGGGACGGAAGCCCCGAGAGGGGCGCCACCAAGTGGGTAGAATCCAAGCATCACGTACTCGCAAAGTGGGCGATGGCTTCTTCCTCGCTATCGAACCAGGTCCACCCATCAACCGGATAGGTGTAGGAATCTTTGTGTTCTCGCCGCAACTCGTAGTTGGCGTTGAGGACAAAGTTGGGGCCGTGAAGAAGGATGCCATCCAGCTTGTAGAAGCCGGGGCCTCGATCCTCGGTAGGAATCTTTTCCGTAGTCATCCTGACACCGTCCATCCTTTGGCGGTTGCGATTGTGGGATCGTCGGCATTGGTGCCGTGGTTACCTGAAACCGTGATGGTCTGACCAGTCACCGTAGCAAGGTTGGTATAGATCTCGTTGAGGGCAGCAGCCGACAACTTGCAGTTGGCTACAGAAAACGTAAATTTGATCCCCGTAGCTTTAATCTGTGACAAAGATGCAAGGGACGTAAACAGGCTACTGTACCCAGAAGAAGCCGTAACTCCCCCCAAATTTAATGCCGGGAC